CAGTGTGTTGGAATGTCGGGGTTACTATCCCAAACAATCCGCGCTCCTTCTCCAGAACAACGTGAGATGATTTCTTTGAACACTTGTTCATTAGCAAGAGATGCCTCGTTTATGTAAGCACCAAAAGCAGTAAACCCACGGGCACGCTTTAAACCAGAAATTGAGCCTGTATAAACTTGAATCACCTTAACCCCGCAAAGAGTAAAAGCGCCGTGCTTATCGTATTTCGGTTCAATGCTGAACATGTTGTGCAGCTCTTGGATGATGTTGTTTTGTATCGATGTAGAAGATGTTCCAGCCAAGATATACATTGGTTCTTCAATGTTTAACCTGTCAGCTGTTTCTCTCACTCGTGCAATCTCGTTCATGAAAACTATGTTATTTAGAACAGTTTTACCTGAACGTTTCGCACCATGCAGTCCACAAATAAAGAAATCATCATTCAACACTCGCTTAAGTACTTGCTCTTGTTTAAGAGTGAATTTATTCGTCATTAAAAGCACCTCTTAAAGCTTTAGCGAAATCTATCAGTTTGTCATCTTGTTCGCTATCTCCTTCAATTTGTGATTGGAGTTTCTCAATTTCAAGTTTTAATTTCTTATCTGCTAGCTCTAAATCGTTAAAGGACATATTGTTCATACCTTCTAGCGATGCAAGGAAAGCATTGGAATTAGCTTGCCTTACTCCTTCACTCTCTATACTCGCTTTAGCTTTGTTCTTGAGCCACTCATATTCATTGAACGCTTGCTCCCTAGACCAAAGCGCCATATTTGAGAATTGTTTTAATAGTTCTCGATATCTTTGTAAAACCTTAGCATTTTGGAGCAATGTAGAGGCATTACTATCAACGGCGTTATCTTTCCACTTTTTGGAACTAGGAAAAGCTTTTCTATACGCTTGCCTTTGAGATTGTCCAGCGACTAGTTGTTGGACAAATATTTCTTGTTTTGTTGTTAACTTACTCACTCACTGAACCACCTCCTAGTGTTAAATGTCACTTTTCTTATACGTAATAAATTGCGCTCCTTTTTGTTTCTGAAAACTCAAAAAGCATTTGACCTGATTCGCTTGTATCGTACCCGTATGTTTTATCATAACTAGAATGCTTACTAGGGCTTTGTAGTTGATACCAAGTTAACCCTGCGAACGATAGTGATTTCTCATGATGAAAGTGTCCAGTAATAAGATACCGTGACTTACTTTCTCCCCATTCCTTCCCGAAATGCACTACCATGATTTCAACTAACTTGTTTGCGTTCTTCACTTTATCCCCGTGGTGCATAAAGATGGAATGGTTTCCTAACCACGCGTGCTTAAATTCGTCAAGTGAGGTATCAAACTCAATCTGTGGATATAAGCGTTCTAACCCGTTAATGAACATGTAATCAATCGATGGTGCATGATTACCCTTTAAGTACACGACTTTTACGTTTGGACTGTTTTCAAGCGCTAATTCTAATAGTGGTAATAAGAACCGATACCCTGCCTGAACACCGTCTCGAAAATCCACTTCATCAATACGTGTACCTTTTTCAGTAGTGTTCAGAAAATTATCCACATGGAAGTAATCACCATGTAGTGTGAATAAGATTTCTTCGTACCGGTTAATAATCTTATCTGCAATCTCCCGTTTTAATCCTTCATAGTCTTTATCTGTGTTTAAACCGAAGTGCATATCTGCTAGTGGAATTAATAAATAATATTTTGGTAATTCTTCACACGATAGCTCGATTCTGCGCGGCTCAATATCTTCAAAAAATTGTTTTATTTCTTCTAGCGTGATTGCTGCTTGATTCTTAGGGACTACCACAATTTTCGATTGGTAATTATAATACGTTTCACCATTTGTCGGTGTTGTCCATTCATTCGATGTAGCTGATTTTAATGTGACTTCTTTAGGGTCGAATCCGTGTAACTCAATGAGTTCTTCATTCGTGAATACTTTCTTAATTTTCTGTCTTACTCGAATCTGTGAACCAATCGAACCGTCATCGTTATAATTTTTCTGTTGGAAGTCTTCTTGCGTGTGATTTCTAGCAACGGTTTGCCCTTTCTGCGCTACCACCATTTCTTTATATCGCTGTGTGTGACGAACCTTTCCTCGTACAGAATCCATACTTGGATAACCTAACCGATTAGCAATCTGTATCCACGAGTATCCTTCTTCTTTCAAGTCTAGAATACGGTCTTGTTCATCTTTCAATGTATCACTCCCTAATTAACTTTCAATCAACCACTCAATGTTCTTTCTAGCTTTCTTTAAGTCTTCGACTCCATTTTTTTCAGCATATCTTAATAAGTATTCTACAGCGCTACACCATCTATGAGCTTCCATGCCTTTTTTATTTTTCACAAAGTTTTCAAGTACTTCTTTCACTTCTAATCCTTTTTCACCTACATAGTGACTAGGCTTATTTACCGCTTCTTTTACATTTTCTTGTAAATTCATCTTATACCTCCACAAACAATTCTTTAATTTCATCGTCAAACAATTTTATAGAACGTAAGGCCCCTCTCTTTTTTTCTAAACAATAAAAAAGACGCCTTTAATTAGACGTCTTAGTATGAGCGCTAGGCTCTTAGTGTGTGTATCATTAGGCTAGTAGTAGTAAGCCTTAAATTGTATTTTATGGTTTCTCCTTTACGGATAATACTACATGAGGAATTGAACCTCACTAAAGGTACTAGAGTTATTTAATAAAGCCTTTCACGGTGTCATATATGAACCCTACTAAACATTATTTAAATAACCCGTCATTATACCTATATCCGTTCCGTCGGTGTAGTAAGCTGTACAGCTCGCGCCCTCTAACCCGTAAAGCTAGGCGGTACCTAGGTAAAGCCCTAGAGTTTTACTTTTAGTTTTCCGTGCCCCTTTTCCGGATAGGAACACGTCCGGGAAATATGTATTAAATTTAATTAAAACCTCCCGCGATAGGCGACGGGAGGAAAAAGAATGTTAGGAGTTCCAACCATGAATAACAGTTCGTTGGAATTTTCGCCATTTAATTGGCTATCACTCGTGTCGGGCTTGAACCGACGTTTCGCGCTGAAATACATAACAGTAGAAGATACAAACTTTTAAAGGATTTAACATTATGATACAGGTTTTATAAATGAGCGCGCGTGTTACGTTACACTACCGAGCGTAAAAACGGGGCGTCAGGTTTCCCCGCCTTAGAAAAAGAGTGTAAAAAGAAATAGCTTTCCGCTAAACTTTCACAATACCAATATATCGTAAAAGCTAGTGGAAAACTACATCATTTTTTCTAAAGCTTAAAGCGTATTCGCTAGGCCTAGTTTATTGGCAAAAATTTCTAGCGTCTTATATCTGATATTGTACGCTTGACTTGTTGACCAGCCCACGCGCTTGGCGACGTCTTCCCACGTTTCGATACCACCGTTTTTGAAATATTTCTCAACGATTAGCGTTTTAAAATGCGGGTTTATCATTTCGATCACGTCCAACGTGTACTCGATAGCGTCTTTCGCGTTTTCTAAAAATACGAGGCGCTCGTCTGATAATTGCTTAATTACCATGTTTTCGACTGTTTTCGCTCTAATATTGCTCTTACCGCCTCCAACATTCTCGTCAATCTCTCGTACTGCAAGTTCCGCTTTTCTTAGTAGTATTTTCTTGTCGTATGAATAATAATCTTTAAATAGTTTCTCAAAATATGCTAGTTCTGACTTGTCCATGTATTCCCCTTTACATTTCCTTTAGTGCTTTTGATAACCGTTCTAAACCTTTGTTACTTGGCTGTTTATTAAATCCTTTTTCAAGCTCTTTATTGAATATTAGCCCCGCTTGTAACCATTTGTCCGACGGCGATTTTATTCTAAAGAGTTTTCTTAAAAATTTATGTGATTGAGTGTGTTTAATACATTTGTGCATAACTACCTCACAACATTTTTTTAAATCTGTTCTATCGTTTCTTCTCGTTGTAGCGCTGTTAAAATTTGTTCTGCCGTTTCTTTAACGTATACCGTGCCATCGTCGATTCCGTTCCCATGTATCCATGTAAACAACTTTCCGTCGTCGTTTACATACGTTTCAATACAAGCGATATTATTAATGTTTATAGCGTATTTTCTTGTTTCTTGGTTTGCGTCTGTTAGTGTAATAAATTTCATTGTTCTTTACTCCTTTTTCCATTCTCTCCTTGACTTACTTAAAGACTTCTTCCATGTTTTGGTCGGGTATAATGTCCAGTATCTTTAAATGGCCGTATCCGTAACTATCCATATCTCTTACCGTAAGTGTCTCGTTTATCTGTATCTCGTTTCCCTTACGTACTGGCTTTCTGTATATCTGATACACTTTGTTGCGGTTGTCTTCGTCCGCTCTAGCGTATTCCAGTAACTTCTTAACTGCTTTAGCGCTAGCCAGTACACTTACTGTATCGTACCGGCTTGTAATTATCTGCGCTAGTTCTACCCCGTTTTCTACTCTTACCGCTACGTCTTGGATTAGTGAAAGGTCGTATATTTCTAGTGTACTAATGTTATTATCTAGCGTTAACTTAATCATTCCCAGTAACTCCTCACTCTAAATTTGTCTCTATTAGTAACCCCTGTTTATATATCTCTCTATGTCTTTATCGTTCGTGTAGCATTGAAAACTTTTCATTCTTTGCCCGGTTTTCTCAAACTTTTTAATAACGTCTTCCACGGGCTCGAATACTGTTATATTCGTTTTTACGTAGCCCATTTTGCCCTCTTTATTCCACGTTACACCTCTATAACAAATGATTGTTTTTCGTCCGCCCGTTTCGCCTTGTATACGGTCAATATTTGTCGCGTCTATCTTTACGTGTCGTGCTCCAGCGCTGTCCACTTGTAAGGTTAATGTCATACCGTCGCCCTCCTAGTCAATGTATAGCTTTTTAATTCTGTCGCCGAATTTCTCGATAGCGTCCATACAGTCCTTATAATTATGAAAATATCCGAACTGTACAAAACTATCTGTACCGTACATAGACACACTTTTTAAATATCCATCACTATCAGCCGCCACAAAATATTTAGACATGTTAAAATCTTTCCAATCTGGTTTCCAATCGCCATTACACTCGTCTCGAAATTGGTTAAACTCATATAATAGCGTTCGTCTGTCGCTTTCTTTTTCCGCGTCTTCCACTGTTTTAAATGTATTGCCTTGTCTAATTACTTTTTCCCACGCTAAAATGTTGACGGGTGGTATTAGTTCGCGAACACCCCCACCCTCGTCTAAAAAATAACGGCCGTTTGTATTAATACGGTATAATCGTTCTAGTTGTTCTTTCTTGTATGCTAGTTCGTCTTCTAGTTCCATAATTTCAAGCTCTAGTTCTTTTTGTGTTGGTTTGTTATTCATTTCTTTTCATTCTCCTTTTGTAGCTTGTATAGCTTTTCTAGTACCTTTTTGCAATACTCATTAGTTCGTGCGTTTTTTAAAAGCGGGTGTCTTGCGTCCATTTTTCTAAATAGCTCTATCGAACGTGTAAGGTCTTCTATTTCCGTTTCAATATCTACAGCCCTAGCATGAATATTAGTTTTTAAATAAAGTGAGAAATGTTTATTACACACATAACACTCTTTGTAAGTACATTCATTTTTTAGGTCGTCCATGGTTAAAAAACTCTCAATGTCTAACCATTCTTTACAGTAGGGGCATATAACCTTACTCATAATTTCCATACAATTACCCCTTTAATTTATATTCAAGGTCGCGTCTATAATTCATGTACATTTGAACCTCACGGCGTCCTAGATTCATCATAGTTTTTAGCGTGTTTAGAATTAACCTAAACCAAACTTCATCCGCTTTGCCGTCTAAAATATTATCAAAAGTGTAGTTAGAAACCATTAGCAACTCGCGGGCTTTACGTTCGCCGAACTCGTCTATAATTGCTTGTAATGCGTCCGCTACAACCGCGGGGCTCTTTAAGTATTCAACGCTCGGTTTTTGTTCTTCTTGTTCCGCGCTCTTAACTACCGTACATTTCAGTCTTAACTTGTCCGCTACCTCTCTAGCGTATTTCTCACTTGCGAATTGCGTTGCGTTAAAATCGAATTTGTTTAGTTTGATTAACACGCGCGGGTGTCTCTTGTCTAAATATCCTTGTTCCGCGGTGTAATCGTGTGCTCCCGCGTAATATAAATTTCCAATCTTGATTAAATAGTTACTCATTTTCTAATATCCACTCCCGAATTACTTTTATTGTCGTTGCGTTAACACGCTTGCCGTTTTTAAAATTGCTTAACGTCATCTCGCTTGTTCCGATATTTCTAGCAAGCTCATGTAATGTATACCTATCATTTTTTTCTCGTATCTTGTTAAAGCGTGGTATAAGTTTAAAATGCTCTACTTGGTCGTAATTTCCATTCCGGCCTCGTGCCGTTCTTACCGTCGCGTTCTTTTTCTGTTTCTTGTCATTGTAACCCGAACCTACCAGCAGTTTTTTACGCTTGTTAAATAACCGCTTGTCGTTTCCGTATTGGATCACGTAATTAAACTCTAGCTCTTTAATTACCGGATAAACTACCCCGTTTATAATTACTCCGTCTTTTCTCATACCAATGTTTTACCTCTTTATCTTCGATTCCACGTTTACACATTTTTTTGTAATCAGAAAGGTAATTCCGAATCTTGCACATCGAAAGTTT